TAAACAGTTCGCTTTTGAAAGACGTACACAAAAAATTTCCAGAAAAGGCCATTTTATACTCCTATGGCGTGTTTGCAGTGCCGCCCATACCACTGTGGTTTGTGCAATAGTAATACAAGGTTGGAGCCCCAGAGGCTACTGTGATCTGTGTATACGCTCCTGAACTGCCCGGTACACCGTTAGTTGTCACGCCTGTAGTGTACTCACTACCGCCAGCGTGTGTTCCATTAGCTGTGGTAGAGAAGCGGAAGGGATGCCCGGAATTACTGGAATCAGATTGATCAAATCTGTAAGTGCTTCCTTCGTTGAGGGTGAGAGTTGGGGAAGCGCCTGAAAGGCCCGCAATATAGTATTTATTACCGTATCCATATGAATTTGTTCCGCTTGCAACCGTTACTGTGTAAACTGTTATTGCCAATACAGAGACTGAACCTACGGCACTTGTTCCCGCTACGCCAGTTACCGCCGCCGTTGCAGATGCTATGTTAGACGCAACCACGCTTCCGACGTAACCTTCGGCAGAAATGCCTGTTATCGTTACTGAAATAGCTTCTCCCGTCGCACTACCTGTCGCAACTACTTGACCCACGGAGCCTAACATAGCAGGCACCGGAATGTGCCGAACTGTCGTGAGATCGAAAGTTGGAAAGGTAATGTTTACAGAAAAAATGTTCTGAGTGTCCGGCCTTGGATCACGCAATGCTTGCGGGTCAGAAATATTCCTTACTGGAAACAATTGTGGGTGTTTCGGCTCAAACTCGTCAGGGCCTACAATAAAACCGTTCCACTCACGCTTTGCGTCACGATATCTATATCTCTGACCAGAACGATCAGAGATAAAATAAGATTTTTTCCCTGACGCAAACTTAGACATTAATTAACTCGTAAATACTGATATTGCGGCGTAACATTGAAAGAAGACCTATCCCGATCTTCTGTACGCGCTCTTTCAAACTCCTCTTCATATACCGCTTTTAAAAGCTGGATTCTATCAGGCGCTTTCTTCATCGAAATGTAGTAAGCTAAACCCGCTGCCAGACAAGGGTAAAACCGAAAAGGTACTTCTATTGTGTTGGTGTATGCATCTGCATCATCCATACGCACCAGAGCATCATAAATTATGGTGTCGGTGGCATTTTCAGGAGTAGGAAACAGTTTTAAAGACGGAGTTATTTGCCGATCTAAGAAAAACTGACTTGGTCGGCCCTGCGAAGTTTTTGATGGAATGGTTGTATAACCGTCCCGACTAAGACGTTGCATAGACAAATCAGAATTGCTACGGCTACACACCGCCGACAAGATGTCGATTACATCCGTGCCAAGATTGTACGCGCTAGTGCCTTGAGACAGGGTCAATGTCCTCTGCGCGATTGTCCATTGGTTCAAGCCACGGTTAGCCCAATCCGCAAGAAGCAGATTGAGGGAACGTTTTGCGGTGCGGGCATCGTATCCCGTCCTGAACTCTAACCCGCACCGCTCAAAAGCTTCTTCGATGTATTCATCGACTTGAAGCTCAAAGTTCTTTGACCCAGAAGTAGTCATGGTTACTTTTTAACCTTACCGCCTCGTTTCATTTTCTTTTTAGCCATGCCGCCGCCCATCATCTTCATAGGCTTTTTAGCCATGCCGCCGCCGCGCATCATTTTTGGAGCAGCTTTTTTAGCCGCACCGCCGCGCATCATCTTCTTTGCCTTTTTCTTCATCTTTCAATCTCCTGTATAAGAACCTGCGATTTTCGTACAATTTCTCTGAATCATAGTATTCTTCACAATTTTTGTAATACCCTTTCACTCTAAGGGCATCTGATGCTTCTTGCAACTTAGTCAGCCTTTGCAAAAAAATCATAGCATATGAAACATCAGAGGTCGATATTTCGCTTTCAAAAGCACTATCGTCTAAAAAATCGTTGTCTACGTCATCTGGATGAAAGCCCATCAAGAACATGTCGCGGTTGATCAACATACCCGCAGAAATCATATCGTTTAACATATTAAGATAGCTGTCCATTTCATCTATGGGCAAAGGACAGAAGTCTATTAAGATTACAACGTCCTTACTGTCATCCCATTGAGAAACTAGGGTGTAAAGATCTTGCCAATGATCATTGTACTTAAAACAAAACCCAACACGATCTTGTGCCCACGCTGTTTTTGCATATGGACATGCAGGTAAATTATTGTAATTTGGATTTATTTTTTCCAAAGCATGCGAAGACCAATCTCGCATTTCTTTAATAATTTCTTGCTCCAGTTTAAAATTTGGAAGCATCTTATTCTCTCAAGTTTGTACAACAGAGCCTTTTGTTCTTTTTCGGCGGTTTGGCATGACTGCTCCGCAGCCTCTAGCAACCGCAGTTCCGCGAACAGATTTGCCCCTGAATGGCCGTTTTGGTTTCGTCGTTGGTACAGCAGCGCCGCCATTTGCCATTTTTCTGACCTTGGCTTCTTTCGTGTTAGATACAACGGTCTTGCCGCTAGCCCCTGCTTTTTTCTTTTTCCTTGCAGTAGAGGCGCGTTGAGCTTTAGTAAGACTGTTAGCTTTAGCCCGCGGCAAACATCGGTCAGGATTTTTTTTATCCTTAGAAGTGCCGCACTTCCCCTTGATTGAGCCGTCACTACCAATCCTCACCCAGTCTTGCTTCAACCATTTTTGAAGCTCACCCATTATTTCCCTCTCCGCTTTCCGCCTTTTGACTTCTTAGCGTAGTTGGGGTCTTTGCAGTATTTCGATGCGGCCAAGTTTGCATACGCCGACGGGTATGTATCAAACGTCCGTTTAGCCCATGCTTTTCCCTCCGGGCAAATCTTGGACCCTTTGCTTTTTCTACTGACACCGCCACCCTTTCTAAAATAAGTGGGCTTTATCTTTTTTGACTTAGGGCCTGTATTTACTTGCCTATTCATCGATCCACGCAACATAGTCATCAGACTTCTCCAACAAAAAATCTTCCCACATGGGGGTAATCATTTTGTGATTAGCCGCAGTTTTCTCTTCAACATTTTCTAGTTGAACAGTCAAAACCGCTAAATCTGTTTTTACAGCAGACATTTCCATAGACAACCAGCCAATCCCGCTAATAATTAACGCCGGAGCAATCTTATCCCAAGTTAGCATTTCCATCTCTTTCTAGCTTGGCGTAAACGACTGTTAGGGTTTTTTGCAGCCTTTGGAAATTTTTTCATTTGACCGGCGGAACGAGCGCAAAAGGACTTCCGTCTTTTAGCGTCTTTTGAGCCCTTTTTTACCTTGCCGGTAACCGCAGTTTTTAACTTACTTCCGGGGTTTGCTTTTCGGTAAGCCGCCACCCCAGCTTTGGTCATTCCCGCCCCAGACTTTGTGGGGCGGAAATTCTTTTTGTTTCGCTTCGGCATTTTATCGTCACGCGAAGCCATAACTCACCTAGTTAAAGAAGAATGTCACTGCTGTGATATTAGTCAAAGTGCCGACAAAGATGTCCGTCACTCTGATACCTTCAGAAGGAATGTTTACAGAGTGCGTATCAGAGGCATTAAAGTCTAAATCTAAGACCGTAGCACCGCCGGAGCCATCTGTAATAGTGAGCCGTGGAGTTCCAGATGCAGTTTTTAATTGAATCTGCCTAATACGAGCGGGACCAACACCTAGTGAACCAGTGCCGGTAACCCGCTTTGTCTTTACGTCAGAGCCTGCCATAGCTTACTCCTCGTTCTTTTTCGTAGCCTTCTTGACGGCCTTTACAGCCTTCTTGATAGGCTTTTTACCGCCGTTGAGCTTACCCATGATAAGCCTCTTACGAAACAGCAGCAGAGAAAGGAGTGGCTTCGGTGCCTGTTGCCGCACCGCGAGCAACAACCGAAAACACATTTGACGCCACGTCTTGAATATCAATTGTAGCTCCAAGAATACCGCCGGTGGTCGTACCATTTAGAGTAATGGTATCGCTCGTTGCAGCAGTTTCAAAGATAGATGCGGAATTGTCTGAGTCATTAGCAACAATCGCTACACCGGCAATTGTATCGTTAGCGTTAGCAACCTGAATAATGTAATTGTTTGAGGTAACGGTGGTTGCTACAAAAAACTTGTAAACATTACCCGTGCCACTGGCTGCAGGTAGGGTAACCGTCGCGCCGCTTGCTACGCCTAAGACCATTGTACGACCTGCATTAGCAGCAGAGGTCAATGTTACATCAGCAGCTACCGATACGAGAGAATCGGACCCTGAGATAAATCCGGCGGTAGAGGTCACCGGACCTGAAAAAGTAGTGGAAGCCATATTAACACCCTTTGCACAAGGTTTCGCTTTGTAGTCCGTGCAATGTCAGGTGGGCATGTTCCTGTCTACAAAGCTGAGTTACGCCCAAAATCAATATATAGCAAAAAAGAAAGGGCGGCAACCGCCGCCCTTTCTCAAATTTCTTTCGCCGCTGTTACGCGCCGGGTGTGCCGAACACACTGCGCCAGTCAGATACACCGAAGCTATAACGCTCACGTGCCTTGAAGCGCATGTTACCAGTATCAAAATCACCTTCCATGGCAGTCTTGATTGGCGAACGGTTAAACATTTTGAAGCCGTTAGGTGCATCAGTCTTGATGAAAAATGCATCTGTGTCGGTCAGGAAATGGTTAACCACTGCGCCGTCTGGGATCATTCCCATGTTCTTCATGGCGTTCGCATCATTGTCGGCGGTGCCAACACGAAGGTTTGAGTTCATTACACGCTCTGCAATAAACTGAAGTTCCTTCGGAATGATGAGCTTCATACCGCGTACAGCAACCTTGAGCCCGCGCTCATCGGTAAAGCCTGCGATATCAATCAGCATCTGCTCCAGTGACGTTTCGTTAAGATCCGCCGCAACAGAAAGCAGATTGCGCTGATTACCAGACAGAGAGGGGTGAGCGGCAGAACAAAGTGCTGCACCATCACCAATCGGGCTACCGGTGCTGAACGCGTTGTTCAGAATCGCCGCAGCCTTAATCTGCTTGGTTTGAGCCATCGAACGAGCCAGCGCCTTTGTATAGCGCGAGGCAAGACGATCATAGAGGTTATCTTCGATAGCCTCTTCTGTGATCGAAAACGCAAGAGCAATTGTCTCGTGTGTATAACGAGCAGTGTATGTCTCTTGTGCGTCATCGAACTGGACAGCACCACCTTCACTCTTAACGGGAGCCGTTGTGAAGCCCCCCAGCATGACCTCTTCTTCAAAGGCCCGATCTGAGGACTCTTCTTCAAAGACTTCTGCATGCTCGTTCTCGTAACGAGAGTACTCCAGACCAAACAGCGCGTTTAGGCCCGGCTCTAGCTCTTTTGCTAGTTGTGCGCGAGAAATAGCCATTGTCTATATCTCCCTTCTTATATGCCAGTAGACGCTGCTGTAGTCTGAGAATCAGAGCTAGAGCAAGGTGCGTTGTGGTGGAAGTTAAACCGAACGATGAAATTCACACCCGCTGACGCATAATCAAGGTTGGCGACATCTGTCGTCAAACCTACGATACGCATAAACAAAGTTGCGGTTGCAGCCGCTGTGGAAATATCAAGTTCAGCAGTTGAACGGCCCGTTGAAGTTGAACCACTAGTCGCTGTTGCAAGTGACGCATTAGCAAAAACATCAGCAAGTGCAGTTGCACGATCTGTTGTCGTTGTGTCCGCGGCCACCATAAACAGTTGATTAGGGTTATCAGCTACAAGAGCTTTGACTGGAAAGTTCGTATCAACGCTGACGTTGTTTGAACCCGGCCAGTAATTTTTGAAGACAGTCTTTTTAGTGGAACTGTCAACATATTCAACGCCCATAAAGACCCCAAGAGCAGGAACCGTACCACCGTTTGCATTACCGACAATATCAATCACACCCGCTGCTAGCGGAATGACTGGTGAATACTGGAAAATAGCATTCGTATTGTTAGATGCAATCTCATACTGAGTTACACCAGTGGTGTTAGCCGCTGCACCATTGAGTCCAATTGGACGAAGACCAAAGGCAGTATCTTGGTTTGCCATATTCGTCTCCATTCAGTCCTATTTTTTAGGACCACCAAAGGTTACACGCGATTGACGATCAGCATTGCTGATCCTCATTGTAGAGTGAGAATTTTCTCGCATCATATCGTGATCCACGGCTTCCATTTGGTCTTGAGTCCTACCATCAAAGTAGGCACTCCGTTCCGCAACAGTCTCCAATGGGATACGAGCAAGAACTAATCCGCCAACTCCAAACACACCAGCATATTTACCTGAATCAACGACGGGGGCCTCAAAATCTGGGTACTCATCTTGGCGGACAAGTTCGTAGCCTTCGCGTAGACGCGCAGAAATGTTTTTCTGATCATCAAATCCACGAACTTCAGCCCTAATCCAACGATGCTTGTATCCATCGGGCGCAGGTGGTGCGTCTAGCATAGACGGGGGAGCCCAAGGCTTGCGCCTTGTCTCTTTCTCCCTTGTCTTACTAGCACGGGAGCTACGATCAACGCCGGTAGACCTTGTTACTTCTATGTCAGACACTGATCTTACTCCTTTACGTACTTAGCATACTCTTCAAGAGGCACACCCAATTTCTTGGCTATAGCGACCTGAGAGGGGGTCAATTTGACCTTGCGGCGTCCAGATGTTTTAGCAGTCCTAGATGCCGAAGCTACCGTCTGAACGGGGCGGCTGCTCGACTGACTGGTTTTGTCAAACTCGTTGGGAAACTTGTCCACAAGTCGTCTGTCAAGCTCAGTATAGTAATCATCTGAGTTCGGGTCAAACCCTTCATTCTCAACAAGACGTTTATGTATACCAAAGGCCGCATAAGTCATGGCCTCATCCTTACCAAACCACTCATTGCGCTCCGCCCAATCCTCTGCTTTTGGATCAGGCCGCTGTGGTTCGGAACGATTGTACTGCTGTTCAACAGGAGCAGCCTGTTCTTGCGCCGGTGGTTGGCGATCAAACTGCGCTTTTGCTTGGCGGGCGCGTTCTTTTGCGACACTTAACTGAGCCAGCCTTTCTTGTGCTTCAACGGCGGCATCCGTGTCGCCAATAGACATGGCCTGCCGGAGTGCCGTCTTAGCTGTCTCAAGCTCTGACTCAACTCGCCCGGAATACTCTTGGACGTAACCCTCATCTAGGGTTCTCATCTTGGTTTTTAGTTCGTCAGCTTCTTTTTTTACAGCTTCAGCGTAAGCTAACGCATCTTTTTCACGGCGCTCTGCTTCACGGCGAAGTTTTGTAAGACGATCAATTCTTTTCTGAGAGTCAGAGACTTGTTTCTCCTGTTGAGATGTTTCTTCTTGTGACACCTCAACAGATGAGTCTTGTTCGCCCTCAACTTCTATTTCTACGGGCTCTTCTCTAGGCTCTGGTGAAATCGCTTCTACGGACTTTTCTACGTCTTTTTCTTCCATAAGGTTTTCCATAATATCTCTCAGTTATGAAGAATGTCTTCGGGGTCTAGAATAGTTGCTAAAATCTCATCGTCATTGAGGATGCGAACTTCGCCGCCTTCAATTTTAAAACGAGATCCAGCATACCTAGCAAAGATCACCCAATCTCCCTCACGACACCACGGGCCGTCAGGAAACTTTTGCTCATCCGCATAGGCAAGATCGCCTGCTTTCAGAACATAGCCTACTTGAGTGGACACTTCGTTTTGCTGAACAGCTTTGTCCGGCAAAAAAATCCCACCGGCGGTTTTAGCTTTGCCCTTGTACGGCAAGACTAAAATTCTCCACCCGGTTGGGGCAGGCATTCTTTCAATAAGGGATTTATCTAAGAGAGTAGGGTCAAGAACCCTTTCTTGGGGGTCAACCCATGGTGTGGAAGTAACTTCCGTCGGCTGTGTAGCCTCAGTCATCTATTAGCTCCTGTTTTTCTAGCAGGCTCTTGAGTTCCTGTTCAACGTATTCAAGACCGTCAATGTTTCCCATCAACCGCCCATAATGTTCCATATCTTTAACACCGCCCGCCATTACAAGCTCTGTGACTTGATCTTTTTTCTTTCGGACAATATCAAGAATGAATTGTGCGAGATTTATCTCATTCATATGAGATTTTTACTACTTCTTCCGAAACTTGTCTAGTCCTCGTATCCCTAATGCTGCGCTACATACGAGAAAAACCAGATACTGATACCAGTCCGGTAACTCATTCAACCGGTCAAAACCGTTCTTGACGACCTGCTCCATACCCGGCACAAAAACGAGAACCACCGGGATTAGTACAATCACGGTTACAATTTCGTCTTTGATGCTTGATTTTGTAGCGTCTGCCATGATGATCTCCCACTTGGAGTCATGCGTGGCGGCGGTCTTCATAATCTCAGCTTTTGCTTCTGCCTCTGTTTGAGCAAGTGAGGCTTTTGCTTTTTGTTTAGATATCTGTCCTTCTAAAAACGAGCCCGCAAGTGACGATAACGGTCCCAATAAAGCTTGAAACATGTGACTATTCCTTCTTAGTAAATTTTCACCAATTCAGGGTCTACTTGTCTAGGCACACAATATGCCGTCACCCTGTCTTTTGCATCAATATATTCAGAAAAACCATAGTTGCCGTATCTTTTAGATATTTGTTCTGCAAAATAGTTGCATTCAACTATAGAATAAAAATGCATATTCCCGCTTTCAAGCTTGCGAAAATCACCGGTGCCTAAATAAACCATAAGCAAAAAGGCGTCGATCATTCACTTTCGCGCCATCCAAGCTGTGGTCCCCATATACGCCCCGACTATTCCCGCGCCGGAAATATAGAATAAACTACTGATTTCACTCAAAGCTTGTATGCGTTCTACTGACACCCATGGTGTAAACATCGCCGCCGTAAAAACACCCATGCCAATCAGAGTAAATCTAGCCATACGCAGTTGAGCTAAACTTTTCCGCAAATCACGTTCTGTTTCTCGTATTTCTTTAGCGTGTTCTAGTTCTTCATCTGTAATTTCGCCGTCACCGTCGAGATCGTACCGCGCATACTCTGTGTCTTCTTGAAACTTTTTGCTCATTTCTGGCTATCCCGCACAGCTTTTAAAGTTTCCTGTATAGTCATTTCTTTCTTGGCGTTTGGGTCATACTTACACTGGTATTCAGAAGGGATAAATTCCAAATACTCGAATATCTGTGACTCTATTGTGTAGTTCTGACCGCGGAAAACACAGACAACCTGACGATTGTCGAGCTTCTCGCATTTTACCTTCCGACATGTTGTCATTTGATCAGCAGATGCAGTATGAGACTTGAGCAATAGTACAAAAGCAGTCAAAGCTGCAAAACCCGCTCCAAATACAATAATCCAAGCTACAATTTCAACAAACTTACGGCGGCGCTCTCGTTGCTTGTACAGCGTTTCTTTACGACGCTTTCGGATCTGGCCCTCCATTTGAACCAGTTCATCCCATTTGGACTTCCCCATGGTCAGAGAAATCCATTGCTGTAGCTCATAACGCTGCTGCTGGGCTTTTTGCTTGTTGGCAAAAGTCGTTATGGCCTCTTGCTCTACGCTTTGACCACCGAACAGTTTTTTAAATATAGGGGGATTTTTTGCCTCTTTCTCCATCTGATCAAGATCAGATAAAGCGCCCATCCATCTCGACAGGTCAGAGGCCATAGACTCAATGTCGCGACCAATGGCAAAGCCTTTTTTAAGGGCTCCAAATGCCGCCGAAGCGGTTGCCATTGCAGATACTGGATCCATTTGACTTTTTACTCACAACCCATGTAGCTGCCACCTTTTGTGGCCGCGCCCATACCGCGAGCAGTCATTTTTTTCATGCTCGTAGGAGTTTTCACCTCTTTTGCCTCGCCGTATGGAATACGACCCTGCTTGTCAATCTCTGCATACGGCTGCGCCTTTGGTGCCGCTGCAGGAGTATTGGTGACAATTTTTACCACGCTCATTCTACACTCCTTTGTTTTAAAAGTTCTCTTTCCATCGCCGCATTAATTCTAGATGCCGTCTGCTCTTCCTGACTTTGGATGCGCTCGTCAAACTGGCGAGACTTGTCCATCATCTGAGCCTCTTTCAGGTTAAGCTCGCGCTCTTCCATCATCTTGTCGTTCTCTTCCCTGACCGCATCTAGCTGCAGTTCCTGTTGTTTCAACTGAACCACAGGGTCTGGCTTGCCACCGCCGGACAACTGGCGACCAAGGTCTTGAACCGTCTTCATACCTTCTGCCATAAACTGCGCGGCCATGGCATCTAGCTGTATTTGCGCCTGCGGCGGCAACTGCTGCTCTTGACCGGTCAAACCAAGCTGCTGCATGGCTCGTTCGCGAGACT